TGTATCGTTTTAAATTTCACCAAAAATAATCATTTCAATCGAATGAAATCATTGTGAAACGTCCAAAGGTAATAACGTAAACAATCCAACAAATGGGTTGATTTTGAATCACTTGTTTTATCAATATCACCGGATGATGTTGTTTCAACGGATTGCAAATCGTGAATCAAAAATTGGCATGTTCCATCGATGGTGAACCCTGGATGTTTTTGCAAAATCGAATTGAGCAAAACCCGGGAATTTTTGATTGATGGGTTAACCGATGGAACCCGGAACGCCGATTTTGGCAAATCCAATTCATCCCGGATGATCATGTAATAATTCAATGTGCCTTTTGTCATTGCCGAACGATTGGCACCGGATGCATCACCCGTAACGTAAAAAAACACATCCCCGAATTCGGCCCGGATGGTTTGGCATAATTGGTAAATATCCGAATTCCTCAACCGGAATTCCCGGATTATTTGGATTGAATCACCGAACGATTGCCCGGCAATGCATGTGATTGGATCAACATTGAAATCGAATGATAAAATGATCGGTTCGTTTTTTTTGATTTCCAATCCAGGTTTCACGGTTTTGAATTTATTGAACCCATAGGCAAACGGCCGTTCAACATCCACAACATCCCAATCACCATTCACGAACACGGCACGTGTAACATCATCCAAATTTTCCATTGCCGCCAAATATTCGGCCGGTAATGTTGGATTATCAATCATCAATGCACGTTTGTAGAAATACGATGGATTCAATTTGCCATCCATGGCCGGTTCATGGAATTCCGTTTTGGGCCATTGTTGTGATGGGTTGCACGTTAACAAAATCAAACGTGGTGGTTGATTGGGAATGATGTGCCGCCCAACCCTCAATTTGCATTTTTCAAATGTTTTTTTTTGGATTTCCTGGCATTCCTCAATCAAAAAAAAATTGGTTTCCAATCCATCGAACCGGGTTAAATTTTTATCCATGTTGAAATTTTCCGGGAAAAATTCCAATGTTGATCCATTGGTGAACGTAACAATGTGATCCGTTTGATGATATGATCGAATAAACGATTTCGGGCATAACTTGAAAAACGTTGGAATGGTTGTTCGTTTCAATGATGGTAATGATTCCCGGATCACGTGTGATTTTGAATTTGGGAATAATTTGGCCAATGAAATCAATGTTGCCAACGAAACAAATGTTTTTCCACCACCGGCCGCCCCCCCAAACATCAAACATTCGTGTTTGAATGAAAACACGGCATCCATGAATTCCAATTGTTTTTGATGTGGTTGAAATGCAATGTTCATTTTCCCATCATCATTTTGTCGATCACATCGATGGATGCAATGATCCAAAACGAACGGCCATTGGCCAAATGAACAATGGTTGTTTTTTCACCATTGAAATCATCACATTCGATCCACGTGATAATTTCATCCAAAACAATCCTCATTGGGATGATTTCATGATCATCCGAAACATCCAACCCCAATTTTTCGAATTGTTCCCGGTTCATCGAATCGAAAATCCCGTTGCAAATCAAAACATTCCTCATATTTCCAAACTCAATCGATCCATCAAAACGTTGTGAACATCAACCCAAAATTGAATTGATCCATTATCCATGGATTGGTGGTTTTTGTAGGTGATGCCCGAATCGATGCATTCATCAATTTTCAATTCAACATGTTTGATTGCATTGGAAACACCGTGGTGTTTATCAATCATTTTATCGGCCGTTTCAATCACGGCATTCGAAACATCGATCATGGCAATTGTATTTTTCCAAAAAACGGTTTTTCCGAAATCGATTTGTTGCCTTTACAACTCCACAATTGCCTGGCCCAATAATTTGGTGTTGTGTTATCGTTTGCACCCTTTATTTTTTCGGAACGGGCACAATATGAATCACCGGCCGTTGTTCCTGGTTTTATCCGATAACCTTTTGCACCAAAATTGATTGTTTTTCCATCAACCGAAATGGCATATTTTTTCCCGGATGCCGTTGAACGTGTTATTTTCATTTTGATGATTTTGGTTTTTCAAATTTAGCCAAATGGTTCAAAATTCCATCCTCCGATTTTTGTTTTGGATTCGATTGCCCCAATTCAAAAACCCGGATGATCATATCATGTTCAACCTCCAATAAATTTTCGATTTTGAAATAAATTTGAACCGGGATGGTTCCATCATCAATCATGGAAACATAATCCAACAATTGATTCAATGGTGTTTTTGCCATTAATTGAATTCGATGATTTGATCCCCAATTTTGAAAACTTGTTTTTCGCCGGAAACATCAACATTGATTTGATCACCCCAATTTGCCGGATCCGTGTTTTTCAATGCAAAAATCACGGCCGTTGGATTCGGCCCAACATAACGCCGTTTTTTCATCACACGTTTCCCATTCAATTCACCGGTTTTCCCATAAATTTCCAACGTTTCGGATTCATCAACCCAATATCCGGTGATCAACCTGGTTAACCCATCAATTGATTTTTCCCGGATTGATTCCTTACCAATTTTGTTGTGTTGTTCCTTTGCTTTTTTGTAACGTTCGGAAATTTCGGAATGTAAACCACACCATTGTGTGAATGTTCGAACGGAAATGCCGTGTTCACCACAACATGATTCAATCGTTACATTGCCGGATTCGTATGCCGAACAAATCAATTCCGTTTTTCCCAAACGATATTTCAATGATGTGCCCGGTTTGGCCTTTTTTTTCATGGTTCCAATTTTTCGGCCGATGGATTGGCCCGGTGATGTTTACGGTTTTGATCCGTTATTGTTTGCAATATGCATCAAAAAATGCATGTGCATTCACTTTTGTTGCATTCCGTTGATTTTGGTTCCATTGTTTTGCAAACTCAATCCAAATTGAATTGTAATGATTGAAAATTGGAATCGATTTCAATTCCTCCGATGAATCCCAATCATAACCAAACAACGTTTCGGTGAAATGATATTCAATGGTGTTCCATTCGGTGATCACCTTTTCACGTTCCCTTTTCAATTGTGATTTTGGTGTTTTCCTCAAATGGTGTTTTTCAAAAACTGAAATCATGAAAACAATTGTGTTTGTTGGAACCGGTTTTGCATTTCAAAAATTTGCCGTTCGGCCTTTTCACGGATTTCCCGGATTGCGTTTTCCCTGGATTTCAATGAATCAACCCAATTTTGGATTTCATCAATTGTTTCCGCAACATAATAACCACGTGATGTTGCAACCAAACCCATCACCAAATTGTTTAATCGAATATATTGAATCATTTTCCGGATCCGTGATTCCTTAAAATCGATTTTCAAATGATTGTTGATTCCGATTCGGATTTGTTCCCCGGTTACAATGTTGCGTTTTCCCTTTAAAACATTGAAACGTTTTACAATTGTATCAACCACAAATTTTTCCTCATTGGTTAATTCGAATGTGTAATCCTCAAAATTATTGATCATGGTTCGGGTTTTTTTGATTCATCAATTTGGATTTTCGTTCCTCCCAACGTTTAATTTGATTGTCGATGGTGTTTCGTTGTTTCATCAAAAATTGGATGTTCCGTTCGGCAATTTCAATTCCACCATCGATTGAATTTTGTTTTCTAAACAATTTCATGATCGTGATAATTTGGCATCATCGTTTTTCAATGTTTTCCAGGTGTAATCAATCATAAACAACCTCAACCGGGCAAACAAAAATGCCAATGCATCGGCCGTTCCGGATTTAACAAAAACAACCTTGCAAAAGTAAACAACGGATGTTTTGATTGCCATTAATGCAACCATGATCATGAAAATTGGGATTGCCCAAATCATTGCAATTTTTGAAATTATGTTCATTGGTTTTGGTTTTTCGGTGTTAACATGATGAAATTTTCACAAATGATGTTTGTGGCTTGTTTTTTCAATCCATCGGCATTGGTATATTCCCGGATTTCGATTTCACCCTCAATGTGAACTTTATGACCTTTTTTGATGTACTTATTGGCCAAATCGGCCAACGATCCAAATGTTGCAATCCGGAACCATGTTGTTTGTTCAACCGGTTCACCATTTTTTTTGATTCGTTTTGTTACTGCAATGTTGAAATTGCACACGGTTGTTGTGTTGATTTGTTTGAATTCAACATCCGAACCAACGTTCCCAATTAAAAAAACTTTGTTCATTTTACGATTTTGATAGGTGATTGAATGATTGGTGATTTGTCGATAATGATTTTGTGATGTTTCATCCACATTTCGAAATTAAAATTCATCGGATGGATTGCACGATCGATTGGGTTTCCGTTTTCATCGGTTT